ATACGATACGAATGAGTTAAGAATGTTTTTAAAAGGTGCATTTAGTCCAACACTAGAATGGTTAATGCCTGAAGGTAAACCACCATACAAACCAAATGAGGCACCAATAGGTACAGAACATACCTGGTTAAAATCCGAAGTAAAAAGAATGTTTCACTTTCTCAAAGGTGGCAACCCACAATTATCGCAGATGAAAAGAGATAATATGTTTATTCAGATGTTAGAGGGTTTATGTCAAGAGGAAGCAGAACTATTGATATGGGCAAAAGATGGTGAATTAAATAAACACTATAAAGGTTTAACAGGCAATCTAGTCAAAGAGGCATTTAATTGGAATGACGATTTTATGCGAAAAAACAACTAAATTACCTGTGACAGACTGTCGCACCCCCCTATTTTTTTATATAAACCCTTGAAAAACAAGGGTTTTTTCTTAGGTTTTTTTTGGTTTTTCCCTTGACTTTTGCAGTAAATCCATGTAATATAGTCTTATGAAATCGAAAGGATACATTATGAACTATAAAGAAAAACTATTTAAGACGTTATACGAACAACAAATCCCATTTTATTTCCCTATGGGTAGTGAGGTTTCCCTTGCTAAAAAAATTGACATTAAGTATCTAAAAATTGTCAAAGAAATCATTTCAAAATTTAAATTACCCATTAGAATTAGATATAGAGGTTCGTCAACGTCTAATTATAGACGAAACCCTTCTTATATGCATATGGATTATGCTTCAAGTTTCACACTTTACAACAAATATTAATAGAAAGGATATACATTATGAGTAAAATTAAAAATTGGTTATGGGACGAGGCAGAAAAAGCCTTAGATGAATTAGAAACAAAAGTCAAAAATGGCGAATCCGTTTCTAGTGTTTTAGAATATGCTAAGACATTACAAGTAGATTGGTCTTTTTGTGGTTTTTCTTGGCACGATAGTGAACAAGAAGCGTGGGAAGAGATAGAATCTTATCTCTATGCAAACGCCTAAATAATAGTGAGGTTATCTATGAAAATAATATTATCTCTAATCGCAATTGCAGGTTGTTATCTGGTTGCGTTCACAGAAATAAAACACAAAGATACACAAGTGGTTTCTGTACCACTTGAAATTGTAATCAAAGTGCCTGTTGAAAAAGTATCAATGGTAGACTTAGAACCAATTATTGATACGACAAATAAAGATACATTTGTTTCAAGTTTAAATGCTTGTGTAGATTATATCTACAAAGACTTACCACAATCACAACACATTCCAAAAGAAATACTAATTGCTCAATCAGCATTGGAGACAGGTTGGGGTTCAAGTAGATTTGCCAACGAAGGTAATAATCTATTTGGTATTCGTACATTCAATAAAGATAGTGAATGGTTATTACCTATTACATGGGATCAAAACAAATGGATTGGTTGGGGTGTAAAAGTTTACGAAAATAAATGTGATAGTGTAAAAGATTATATTAGAATATTAAACACAGTATTTGCTTATGAAAAGTTTAGAGAGTTAAGAAATCAAAATGCTGATGTTTATGCTTTAGTTGATACATTAGAACAATATGCTACAAAAAAATCATATACTGAATTAGTAAAAAAAGTAATCAAATATAACATAGAGGGAAAATATGAATTATAATTTATTTTGGGAAAGAGTTTCAAAACTAGAATATGCATATAACAATGCACCAGAGGATATGAAGTATATCTGGTTTCATAAGTTGTATGCTATGATGTTAAATGTTGAATATTATTAGGGGTTGACAATGGTTAAAATTTATGGTATAATGACCACATGAATATATTTTTTTTAAACAGAGATCCAGAACAAGCAGCCAAAGAACATGTCGATAAACATGTAGTAAAAATGATTGTCGAGTATGCTCAATTATTATCCACAGCCCATAGAATGCTCGATGGTATTGAATATACAGACTATTCAAAAAACAATAGAAAAATAAAAAGATACAGATTAGAAAATCCAAATGCAGAAAAAATTATATACAAGGCATGTCATTACAATCATCCTTCAGCAGTTTGGGTACGAGAAAGTAAACTACACTATCAATGGTTATATAGATTATTTAAAAAACTAGGTCATGAATATACACACAGGTATGGTAAGGTTCATTCTACAAATTTATTACTAAATCAATTACTAGAAAGATCACCAAACAAAATACCAGTAATAGATTGGAAAGATCCACCACCTGCAATGAAACATTATCCACAATGTATAGTACCAGGTGATAGTATTATGTCATATAAAAACTACTATATAGAAGCAAAAGCATATTTTGCTAAATGGACTAAACGAGAAACGCCTCAATGGTTTGCAGAGGGAGTAGCATGATTACAAATATATTATTAGGATTTATATTATTAGATTTATTATTCATAACATTGATGTTATATGCAATAGGGGAAAAACTGAATGACAAAAAATAATCATAAAGAATTTCATAAGAACGAACCACCTATACCTTTTCATTACAAATTTTATTTGGTGTATTGGGAAGATATACAAAGCGATAGTGGTTGGCGAGACCTAAAAGATATTCAAGCATCTAAACCAGCAATCTGTGTTTCAACAGGTTGGTTAGTTAAACACGATAAGAAGGTACATATTCTTATGTCAGATTATAACTATGATGAAAGAGGCAATATGGCCGATGGTGGTAACACTACTGTTATCCCTACAAAAAATGTAATTAGAAAATACGAGATAGAGGGACTATGAGAAATTTTATTGTAAACAGTTGGGATGGTGTTATGAACTTCAATCATAATCCATTAAGACATATACCAGATTTACAAGTAAGACATTTAATATTACAAATACTAGCATGGATGTGGTGTATAACTTTTTCACTATTCTTTTCATCATGGTATATCTTTGGTATATCAGTTGTGGCACACTTTGTATTAATACTTGCAATTGTAGTTACAGTAGCTACGTTTGTTTCAACAGAAAGAATGTATAGATTTAAGGATGGTTACCATTCACACGGTAGAGCAAGAGACTATGTTATTTACAGAGGATCAGATGGTAAACCATATAAAGTAAAACTACCAAAGAATGACCCAGGTGGAGAACATGATTAAGAAAATATTAAGAACAAGTTTAGGTCGTGCTGCAGTTTACACTTGTGGTCATATTATAATTGCCATGTTTGTAGTAAAAAGTGTAACAGGTTCAGATTGGGTTGAAGCAGGAACAGTTGCATTTTTAGAACCAGCAATAAATGGTGTATGGTATTATATACTAGATAAGGTGATAACAAAATATGCCCACATATAGATTTTATAACAAGAACACAAAAACTGAATTTGAAGAATATATGACTATTTCTGAAATGGAAAAGTTTGCAAAAAAGAAACACATTACTTTAATGCCACCTACACAAATGAACATTGTATCAAATGTAGGGCAAATTGATAGCAAAACAGACAGTGGTTGGAAAGATCATTTAAATCGTATTGCAGAAAAACATCCTACAAGTGCATTGGCAGATAGATATAGACGAAAAGGTATAAAAGAGGCGAAAACAAAACAGGTTCTAGATAAACATAGAGCCAGAGCAAAAGGAAAAATATAAATAGTATTAGATAGACAACAGCACATTGGTAGGAATATCATACACTGGTAAACAGAATCCGAAACGTAAGCTGAGTTGTCGCTCATTAAAACGGTGAAAAAATTATGGTAAGTAAAAAAAAATTAAATATATCGTCAAACGAATTAAACACGATAAAACCAATAACCGATAATCAAAAAGAAGTATTTGCTTCTTATGAAAAAGGTCAGAACCTTTTTCTTTATGGTGTGGCAGGAACAGGTAAAACTTTTGTTGCTTTATATAATGCATTAAAAGATGTGTTGGATCCTAAATCACCACGAGAACGAGTTTACATTGTTCGCTCATTATTACCAACAAGAGACATAGGTTTCTTACCTGGTGATGAGGAGGACAAATCATATCTGTATCAAGTGCCATATCAAAACATGGTACGATTTATGTTTCAACGAGGCTCAGACGCTGAGTTTGATAGACTATACACAGATTTAAGAAATCAAGGAACAGTTGATTTTTTATCAACAAGTTTCTTACGAGGTATTACAATCGACAATGGTGTAATAATAGTGGATGAATGTCAAAATTTAAACTTTCATGAATTAGATACTATTATGACTAGAGTTGGTCAGAATACAAGAATAATATTTGCTGGAGATATTCAGCAAACAGACTTAACAAAAACAAATGACAGAAACGGTATATTAGATTTTGTCAACATCATGCAACAAATGAAAGAAATTGATTGTATTGAATTTGATCTTGGTGACATAGTACGAAGTGGTATGTTAAAAAGTTATCTAATAGAAAAAATAAAGATGGGATTACACTACAATGAGTAATAAATTTTCAGAAGCATTAGAAGTCATATTACACCACGAAGGTGGATATGTAAATCATCCAAAAGATCCGGGTGGCGAAACAAACCTTGGCGTAACTAAAAGAGTTTACGAAGACTTTGGTGGTGAGAAAGAAATGAAAGAATTAGTAAAAGAAGATGTTGAACCAATATATAAAAAAAATTATTGGGATAGAGTAAAAGGTGATGATCTACCAGAAGGTTTAGATTTATGTATCTTTGACTTTGCTGTCAATGCTGGTCCTGGTCGTGCTGCAAAATTTATACAACGATTGGTAAATACCACAGTTGATGGTGGCATAGGTCCAAATACTTTAAAATGTATTAATGACCATGTGGAGAAATATGGTGTTTCTACTACAATAGACCAATATCAATCCGCTAGACATAATTATTATCAAGGGTTATCTACATTTGAAACTTTTGGTAGAGGTTGGACTAGACGAGTTGATGAAGT